ATGGCTAGTACTTGATCCTATCATGATGGAAGTCCTTCGTGATGAAGATTCACGTTTGTTTAACGCAGACTTCGGTGAGTCAGGTGGATTACGTAACGGTCTAGTCTTGAACAACTTCCACGGCTTCCGTGTATATACTTCAAGTAACTTACCTTCAGTAGGTACTGGTGCAGGAACTACAAACACAGCTAACCAAAATGCTAACTACGGTGTTATCGTAGCTGGTCATGATTCAGCTGTAGCAACTGCAGAGCAAATCAACAAAACAGAAACATACCGTGATCCAGATTCATTCGCTGATATCTGCCGTGGTATGCATCTTTACGGACGCAAGATCTTACGTCCAGAAGCGTTGGTCACAGCTAAATATAACTTAGCATAATAAAATACTTTAAGGGGGCTGGCTTAGTGTTAGCCCCTTTATATACATTTAAAATCTCGTAGGAAATGACATGGCGACTTATATAAACCTAGTGAATGAATTACTTCGTCGTCTTAACGAGTTTGAAATTGGTGAGGCAGATTTTGCTACAACTAAAAACGTACAATCACTGGCTAAAGATTCTATTAATTCTTCTATACGTGAAATACTACAAGAGGCTCAAGAGTGGCCCTTCACGTTAGTAACCTATGAACAAACACTATCAGTAGGTACGAAGACTTACGATTTCCCTTCAGACTATTCAAAGGCTGATTGGGAATCTTTTTATTTAAAAAATACTAATACAACAGATCCAGGTGTTTTAAAAACATTATCATATGAACAGTACTTGTCAACTCGTAGAGCTGATGATGATACTTCTGGTACAGATGGTTATACAAAACCTTTAAATGTTTATAAGACACAAGAAGAAAAGTTTGGTGTTACTCCAGTACCTGATGTAGCTTACGTTATTGAATATAAATACTGGAAGTTTCCAAACGATTTATCTTTAAGTACTGATGTGTGTATTATACCTGATAGATTTAAACATGTTATTATTGATGGTGCTATGATGTACTTAATGCACTTTAGATCTAATGAACAATCAGCACAATTACACAAGGACAAGTTTAAAGTAGGTATTAAGTCTATGAGAAGACTTGTTGTAGATAGTAAAGACTCTCTTTTATCTACTGTAATACCAAAAGGTTCTAATGTAATAACTAAGAGTTTTGGCTAAATGGCAGATAGATTAAGTACATACCTGTCAGTTTGTGCTGGAGGGTTAATCACTAACGTAGATCCCTTAACTCAAGCCTCTGGCTTATCTGGTAGTGCTATACGTATGATTAACTATGAACCTGCTTTATCGGGTGGGTATCGTCGTATCAGTGGTTACTCTAATGACTATGGTACTGTTCCCGGAACAGGCCCCGTATTAGGACTAACAGTAAACGGCAACTTACACGATGGTATATTTGCATGTAGAAAACCTACATCGGGTCATGATTACTTATATAGATGGCAAGACTCTAGTGACTCTTGGATAGCTATACCTGAAGCTGGTAATCCTAATATGACTAACGTATCTAGGATTAGATTTACTAGTTATAATTGGTCAGGCGAAGTAATACTTCTTACTGATGGGGTAAATCCAGCCGCAACTTATGACGGAACTAATTACGTACAGATAACTCACACTCAAGCACCTAATAATCCTAAGTATTCAGAAGAGTTTGCCTCTCATGCATTTTTATGTGGTGATTCATCTGAACCGTTTAACTTATTTTTTAGTGCACCTTTAAATGCTACAGATTTTAGTCCTGCTAATGGTGCTGGTGTTATTAATGTAGGTTACACTATAACATCAATTAAAAAGTTCCGTAATCAATTATATATTTTTGGTGCTAATAATATAAAAAGATTAACAGGTAATAATGCGGCTAACTTTGTATTAGAAAATGTTACTTCAAATATGGGTTGCCTTGCTCCTGATTCTGTGGTAGAATTTGGTGGTGACTTACTTTTCTTAGGGCCTGATGGTATACGTCCTGTTTCTGGTACTGATAAAATTGGTGATGTTGAACTCGCTACAGTTTCTAAAGAAATACAGTCTATATTCGATAACTATTATCTATCAGAACAAATAGAAGATGTAGCTATTGTAGTACTTAGGAAGAAGTCACAGTTTAGATTCTTCTTTAAAAACGATGCTTCTCTATCTTTAATAGGTGGTATACGTAAGAGTCAGAATAAGCAGAGTATTTTTGAGTATAGTCAGCTTACTGGTATGGAAGCAAATTGTGTAGCTAGTGGATACATAGGACAATTTGAACATGTAATACATGGAGATGGTTCTGGTAGAGTACATAGACAAGAAAAAGGTAATAGCTTTGGTGGTAACTCTATCTTTAGTTTATATCAAACACCCTACTACTATATGGAAGATCCAGAAATACGTAAGGTAATACATAAAGTAAACACTTACTTAAAATCAGAGGGTGATACAGAAGTTTTTGTTGGTGTCTCTTATGATTACGATGACACAGGGACAAGCAACCCTACTAACTATGAGTTTACTACAGAGGGTGCAGCTTCAATTTATGGTACAGCTATATATGGAGCAGGTGGTATATATGATGGTAATCCCTCACCTAAAACACTTACAAATATATCTGGATCAGGTAACTCTGTTTCGATAAGTTACGTTACGAATAATACAAATGCAAGTCATACTATACAGGCGGTAGCCTTGACGTATGAGACAGCCGACAGGAGATAATACTTTGGCAGGTTACGTAAGACAGTCTTCAGCAGACATAATACCAACAGCTACACTTCGTGCAGCACCTATTAACGCCGAGTACAACAAGCTCCGTGATGCATTTGCAGTGTCAAGTGGACACAAACACGATGGATCAATAGGAGAAGGTGGTTACATTCCTCTTATTGGTGATGTTGACGCACTAAACAAAGTCGTCATAAACACTGCTACTAATCAAGTAGGTGTCTTTGTAGAGGTATCTTCAGCCGCAGTAGAACAAATACGCTTCTCTGATGGGGCTATTATACCTGTAATAACTAATGATATAGACTTAGGTACATCTGGTTTAGAGTTTAAAGATTTATACTTAGATGGTACAGCACATATAGATACACTAGATGTAGATATTAATGGTGCAGTTGCAGGTACGTTTACTATAGGAAGTACATTAGGTGTTACTGGAACAACTACCCTAAGCACAGCTAATATAACTACAGGTGTTATTACTTCTGTAGACATAAACTCTGGTGCTATAGATAACGTAACTATAGGTGGTACAACTGCTGGTGCTGGTTCATTTACTACACTAAGTGCTACAGGTACTTCTACTCTTGCTACTGTAGATATTAATGCAGGTTCTATTGATGGTACAACTATTGGTGCTTCATCAGCTTCACCTGCTACTGTGACAGACCTAACAGCTACAGGAACATCAACATTAACTACTGTAGACATTAATGCAGGTAATATAGACAATACAGTTATAGGTGCATCAACAGCCGTTGCTGGTAGCTTTACTACAGTCTCTACGTCTGGTCAGGCTACGTTAGCTACTGTAGATATAAACGGTGGTAGTATTGATGGTACTATTATTGGTGCTTCTTCTACAGCCGCAATCACAGGTACAACAATTACAGGTTCAAGTCTTGTAGGCCCACTTACAGGTAACGTAACAGGTAATATCACAGGTAACGTTACTGGTAATCTTACAGGCAATGTAACAGGTAATGTAACTGCAGGGTCAGGTTTATCTACATTTAACAATGTAACTGTAAACGGAACACTAGATGTTACAGGTACAACTATTGCTAATGTTACCGATCCAACCAGTGCTCAAGATGCGGCTACAAAGAACTATGTAGATACTGCAGATGCACTAAAGCTTAACCTGTCTGGTGGAACTATGTCAGGTGCTATTGCTATGGGCGGTAGTAAAGTAACAGGCTTAGGTGCTCCAAGTGCTTCAACAGATGCCGCTACTAAGGGATATGTAGACACTGAGGTATCTGCTTTAGTTGACTCATCTCCTGATGCACTAAACACTCTTAACGAGTTAGCTGCGGCAATCAATGACGATGCAAACTTCTCAACTACTATTACTAATTCTATAGCTACTAAGTTACCTCTTGCAGGTGGAACACTAACTGGTGATATTGTAATGGGTACTAACGCTGTAACATCTACAGCTAACCCTGCAACAAATGATGAGCTATCTCGTAAAGGTTATGTAGATGCACAAGATGCTACTAAGTTAAACTTATCAGGTGGCACTATGTCTGGTGCTATAGCTATGGGTACAAGTAAGATAACTGGACTAGGTGATCCTACTGCTAATCAAGATGGTGCTACTAAGAACTACGTTGACACAACTGCCTTACTAAAATCAGGTGGTACTATGGCATCTGCTATAGCTATGGGTGACAATAAGATTACTGGATTAGGTACACCTACTGCTAATGCTGATGCGGCTACAAAACTGTATGTTGATAATATCGCAGGTTCTAATACTGCGGCGGCGGCTAGTGCTACTCAAGCGGCTACTTCAGCTACTGAAGCGGCAACATCAGCTACAAACTCAGCTAACTCAGCAACAGCTGCGGCTACCAGTGCTACTAATGCCGCTAATTCTTATGATGACTTTGACGACAGATACTTAGGTGCTAAATCATCTGCTCCTTCAGTAGACAATGACGGTGACGCTTTAATAGCAGGTGCATTGTACTTTAATACTACAAGTAACATTATGTTTGTTCGTAGTGGATCAGGTGGTTGGCAAGCGGCAGGTTCATCAGTTAATGGTACATCTGGTCGTAACACATATACTGCTACATCAGGACAGACTACGTTCTCTGCAACATACGATGTAGGCTACGTAGATGTCTTCCTTAATGGTGTAAAACTTTTAGTTGGTACAGACGTAACAGCTACAAGTGGTTCTACTGTAGTACTAAGTGTAGGTGCTACTGCAGGTGATATTATTGACATCGTAGGTTATGGTACATTCCAACTTGCAGATCACTACAGTAAGACTGCGGCAGATGCTAGGTTCTTAGGTCTAGCTGGTGGCACTATGACAGGTGACATTGATGGTAACGGCAATAAAGTTTTATTCGGTAACGTATATTCTCAATTATCAGACCTACCAAGTGCATCAACTTATCACGGTATGTTTGCTCATGTTCATGCAACAGGTAAAGGTTACTTCGCACATGCAGGTAGCTGGATTCCATTAGCTAATGATACAGAAAAACTAAACTTATCTGGCGGTACTATGACAGGTAACTTAGACGTTGGTGGATCAGTTGAGTTTGATAGCTTATCTGGTACAGGCTCTGTGTCTATTACAAACATACTTGATGAAGATAACATGGCATCTAACAGTGCAACAGCACTAGCCACACAACAGTCTATCAAAGCTTATACAGACACAGCTATTGCTAACCTTGTAGATAGCTCACCGGGTTCTCTTAATACACTTAATGAGTTAGCCGCAGCTTTAAACGATGATGCATCATTTAGTACTACTATAACAAACTCTATTGCTACTAAACTACCCCTAGCTGGTGGCACTATGACAGGTGACATTAGCTTTGGTGACAACGATAAGGTTATATTAGGTGCTGGGTCTGATGCAAACATTAGGCATGATGGTGGAAATACAAAGTTTAGCCATACAGGGAGCGGAGGTTTATACTTAGGTGCAGACACCCTAGCACTGCAAAATGGGGCGCACAATGAGACTTATTTATCTGCTAGTGTTAATGGTGCTGTTTCTTTGCGTTATGACAACGCAGAAAAATTAGCCACAACATCAACAGGCATAGACGTAACTGGCAAAGTGACATCCACAGGACTAATTGGGAATAATACAAACTTTGACATTGTTCAAAACACTAGCGATGGCTCAGACAACAAAAGAACGAGAATTGGTGGCGGTGGCGATG